ACTCTCACCCTGATCATTTGCATCTGGAGACTCTTCTTCATTTTGAGAATCGTCCAAATCTGTTGAGTGCATAGTCTCCGTCTCTGCCCATGAATCAGGTATGATATCATACTCAGCCAACAAGATACGGGCTTCCTGATTACTGATCATTGGCAATCCACCTGCAGAAGAAGAATAGGCAGATTTAACAACATTGACCCACGCCTGATTAACAGAAGCGTGAATCAAGTCTCCCTGCTCATCTCGCTGATCAAATTCAAATTGTATCGTCTCAGGTAAGAAATTTTGTAACTGTTCTTGGAAACCTAAGACAAAATCAAGCCGACCTTTGCCAGTAGCTTTTTCATGCTGAATTTGAACCTCGTTACCTCTACCGAGAGCCCCATACTGAACGGGCCAGAATTCAGAAGCATCGTAACCGAAGCAAAGGGCATACCCATACATGAGCATGTCCATCCAATCCCGTAGATTGAAGTTATCGGGGAGTTCTGACAGCGCAAGTAACTTCGCATCAACACTAGTCGCAGCGGACGCCAATACTGCGACTGCACCGAAATATTTAGTTCCTGTAGATTCGTCTTCTGCATTTTTCGCCGCCATCGCATCTTTGAATTGTTGCTGTTTGATTCCTGATAGCAATAACAATCCACGAGGAGCCTTCGATAGCAATTTCTCCTCGTCATGTCTGTAAATAGCGATCATCAACTGTGCAAGCTGAATACATCTAGAAACTGCTGACATACCCAAGCCATTATATTCCTCAAATAAATTAGGTGCTGAAACGACGCGGAAGAAATCTTCTTCCCGCCATTTCTGTACCTTCCCTTGTTTAGGATAATATTTTAATGGAAACCGACTATCTCCACTCAAAGCGCATTTCGTAGGATCTACATTGTACAGAACACGAGTCGGACCATCTCGTCCCTCTTTGCCAACTTCAACAACAGAACCCATATCGGTAGTCCAAAAGGATTCGGAAGCAAAGGATAATGCAGGACGCCATCCGGTAAGACCCGGAGCACACTGAAAATTATGGAGCATCTCGGTAGTCCTGGATACCTGATTGCGTCCACCGACAACTCTCCATCCACGATTCTTATCGGTAGCAACAACTGAATTAATTACACCAGACAGATGAGGTTCCATCTTCGCAAATTTCAAAAGCCACGCATCACGTTTCTTTGAATCTGCTAGATAAGCTGGCTCCAACTCTTCTACCCTTCTAATAAAATTAGCGGTAGAGAAGAATACCTCGCTGGCATCAACAGTATCGTTAAATCTAGGTTGATCTGATTTTATTGTCATACTTATCCTGCCTGTCTTGTTATCATAAGTTATCCAGCTTGCCCCATCCCCATTGCCCATGAGTCTGAATAATCGTCTAACCACGTGGATAGATACCGTGAAGCATCCATTCCATGATCTCCCACTTTCTTAGGAGTTTCCTTTTTCTGTTGATCCTCCCATTCGTATCCCTCAATCTCTTGCTCAGTACATATTGGTTGCATCGAATCTTCCAAAGCTGGATCTGGTTCTAATAAAGAATCCCTCATGTAAAACATTCTAGGCTTTCCATCATCTTGCATACGAAGCCTTGACATCATGCTATGGATTCCATTGATTACATCTTTATTTGCTGGAGTTGTATCTAAATTCAGATGTCTCTCCAGAGTAGCCCTGTCTTCTGCATCCCAATCACATACAATAGCCGTCGGGAGTGGTTCACCTTTCTCATGTCTCCACGCATGAATTAGAGCTGCTGCATCTTCAACTAATAAATGCGTCTGGTAGATCTCAGCCGTCCTGTATGCCCTTCCGTCGTCATCGATCGCCCAACATTGCCAAACGAAAGGATTAGTATATCCAAAATCTATAACCCACACCCTCTGCCAAGAACCTGGAACTGGGAACCTGTCAATCAAGTGAACAGAAGGATCCCAATTCGTATAGATCATACCTTCAGCCGCAGCCCATAATCCATCGCGGAACCTTGCAAGACGTACACCCGTCAGCTTATTCAATTTTTCAAAGTACATATATCCGAATGTAGTTAGCTTGAAGGTCTCCTGATCGTACAGCATAGGATTATCTGTATGCTTTGATACTATTGGAGTCATACCACCCTGTTTATCAATTCTTCTCTTAATCCAGTGAGAAGGGTAGGATGGATTGCAGTCTCCAATTACCTGTTGGTAAGGAACAATGCCATAACGATTTCGTAGTGTTAGCGTTTCCCAATCATCTTCAGTTAGCTCTGTTGCTTCCTGAGCATATATAAAGTCGTACTCTGAGGACATGACCTTGATTGACTTATCCATACCTCCGATAACAACCGTGCTACCGTTCACATATCTGTATTCTTGTTCTCCTGTTCGAAAATGAACAGTATCATTCATAGGTAAGACAAAGTTTTCGAACGTCACTATTGCAGATTGCGTAATGGAAGCTCTTGTCTTCCTAACCATTAACGCTCTCATTCCAGGATACTTGGAACACATTAAGTGCATCTTCTCTAGAATTGCACGTGATTTACCAGTACCTGAAGGACCAACTACCATTATCTCTGGATCTTTACAATAAAAGATTTCTTTACAAGATCCGTGTGGTTCATAGCTTCTATATCTTACATCACGATCTAGCTTTGCAAGCTCCTGATCTGTCACAGAATGCTCCGCATTGAGATCACGGGCTTGTCCAAACTCTTCTTGATGGCGTCAATGTGCTCTCTGAGATCTGAGAGTTGAGAGCTGTCTAAGATGCCTTCAAAGCTGATATCTGCGGGCTCTCCGGTAAGATCGTATTCTACCAATCCTACGGTAAGGAACTCACCAACGTCAACAACTCTATATTCTGCTGTCATCGATGCCCCTATAGATTTTAAAGACATTAACTCCGTTAAATTGGGCGTTCTGATTAACTCCACCCTCAGAGTGGGAAGCTAGGAATTTCACTACCGCAAGCCATTCATTTGGATTTTCTTTTACATTCATTGAGGTTCCGTCAGCGAATGTTACTACTCCTTCTACAGCTCCATCATAGAGCATTGTAGAAAGAAATTCAGCATAGGTTTGATTCTTATTTGTATACGAGGAAAAGAATATCTTTTGTCCAGCTTGCCGTATAGCTTCAGCAACAATACGCTTGACAGAGGATTCTCCCTGATTCATATTCGGGTTTACCATCTCAGTTGGTTGGAGGACTTCTATTTGACTACTCATAAGAACAGTATAGCACTAATTGATGCTGATGAATAGCTTTTATTTTATCAATTTGCAAATTGCTATTTCAATAATAAAAATATAGGGGTGTATTTATACCAGTATTGTATATAAACGCATTGTCGAACGTTGTGGCAGGGCTAGTTTTGTCATTTTATTCATGTTTAGGGCTACAACCCTAATATAAATTCAGATCACGAAAAATTCGTCCACTATTTTTCTAAGCAATGTAGCCGCTATTCAGGCAATTTTAGCCTTATTTGGAGTTTTACCCTGTACAGGTTGCAAGCCATGCAAATATAAAGTATAATTTTGGTTGCATGGTAAAACAAATTGCCCTGCAAGGGCAAGCCATAGCATACAAGGTGTAAAATGCAAACAAATAGTAACAAACCTGCAAGTGTAACCCCTGCAAGTGTAACCCCTGCAATACTTGCAAATAGCCCGGCATTGGTTGCATTGGCAATGCAACGCAATACAACCCCTGCAACCCCTGCAAGTGTAACCCCTGCAACCCCTGCACCTGCAAGCAAATTTGGTGCTGGCAAGTGTAGCATTTGTGGTAAAACCCTGCTAGGTACAAATGCAACAGGTGCAATAGGCAAGGTATGCACCATGCACGCTACAATGCAATGCAATTACAAACCTGCACCTGCAAACCCTAAAAACAACCCTGCTTATGTACCTATTGCGCAAATTTGCAACATAACGCAATTTGGCAATTTGGCAGGTACAGGCAAGGTTTTACCAAATGGTACACGCAGTACACCTGTAACTGCAAGTGGCGGCAATGGCGGTTATAACCCTGTAATGCAAATTGTATACAACCCTGTACCAAATGGTAAAACCCCTGCAAATTTTGTTTGCCAAATTTATGCAATATGGCAGGGCAAGGCAGTACACAAATACTTTTTAGCAGGTGCAACCCCTGCATTTTTAGCCCTTGTAGCAGGCAAGGCAACCTTGCAAGCCATTGCAAGCAAATAACCCAAATAGCAGGGGTTATAGGTGCAACCCTGTAACCCCTGCAACCTTACAAGGCAGGTATGCAATGCAAATAATTTTTACCCTAACAATAATTTTAGCCGTTTGGTTTTTACTTGCAACCCTGTACAATTTGTACAGGTATACAACAGGCAAATAACCAAATAAAATACACCTTGCAACCCTGCAAGGTGTATTTTATTTGCAAATTTTTACCTGACTATGACTACGAATTTGACCACGAAAGTGAAGTTACGACCACGATACCACGATACCAAGTCTTCAGTTTCGCATCGGCTTCTTTGAGAAATACCAAGTCTTCAGTTTCATCTCAGCTTCTTGGCGAGATACCAAGCGAAAGAAAAAGCGAACGGTAGAAGGTCGCCGTTCGCTTCTTGGTGAAATACCAAATGAGCTAGATGTATGGAAGAACTGAATCCGCTTCCCGTTGTTTCCTTTCTTCGTACTCTTCTTTCGTCTCACTTTCCGGATCCCAGTCTGGAATGAAGGGCTCTAGACCGTGCGAATCACGCTGTCCATACTCAACTTCTGGTTCAAAATCTTTTTCTGGTTTCATTTTCTTCCTCCTAATTCCAGTTCCAACTCTCGGTTTCATGCTCCCAACCACGAGTATACCAGAGAACGCGAGTTAGAGCTATGAACCAGATATACCAATTCACCTTCGCTTTCCCAATCGTTGTCTCCATCATGGTCTTGAACATTGAAACTTTTTGATCAAGATCTGCCATTCTGGCATCGTATTCTTTTTCTGTTTCGCAATTGAGAATAAGTTGTTTGACTTGATCTTGAGCCTTGAGCTCAAGTTTCCGTGCTTCACGTTTTGTCATTTTCCACCTCCTAGAACCTGTCAAGTTTGTGGCAGGTATCGCACCACCACCCACCAACGGAAGGGCGATGGTAGCACCGACCCTCACACCCTGGAACTGGGCATGGGTATGAACCCATGTCTTCAGAATCCTTGGCTTCCTGAAGCATGAGCTTTCGCTCAATGCCACTTTCAAACTGTGCCATGTCTCGCCAATGCTGTGAAACTCTATTTGCCGTCATTTGTGTCACCTTTCTGCTAGGGGTTTGCCCTGCAACTATATTATACAGGTGCTGAAGCCAGTTTGGGCTATTCAGTTTGCATTCCATTTTGGGAATATTGACACTGATTGCCGGCTTGAAGAGAAGATCAGAGCGCGAAACTGAAGGTGATGTTCTTTGACGGATACCAAGTGAAGAGAAAGACCGCCGACGATCCGATTCGCTTTATCTTGGCGAAATACCAAGCGAAGAGCAAGGGAAAGAGCATTTAAGAAAGAGCAAGGGAATGCTCGCTGACGCTCGCCAGAACATTGATAAGAGCAAGGGAAACAGAGCTGACGCTCTGTAAGAACTATTGAAAGACAGAGCATAGGAACACTCGCTTCGCTCGTAAGAACATTGAAAAGAGCAAGGGAATGATCCTGACGGATCAAGAGCTATTGAAAGACAGAGCAAGGGAAAGAGCATTTAAGAAGACCGAGATCTTCACGATCGGATCTGAACGGCTATGCGCATTGAGATTTGATAGAAATCCTCGTCTTCTTTGATTGGCTATACGCATTGAGATTTGAGCGGAATCTCCGGTAATGAAAAAGTAATCCCGTCGTTAGGACAACCTTGCAGAATTGAAAGGTCTTCAATTCCTTCAAATCCTTGCATTGTCTCTTCAAATGTGCTACATTATATCTACAAGGGAATTCGCCCTTAGGAAAAGGAGATTCAAATGGAAACAAAAGTTCAGGAACAGAAATCAGCTTCAAAGTTCGCAGAAGGAAAATGCCGGATCTGCGGAAAACCCGTCTACAATGACGAGATCGGATCCACTTGCAAAGCTCATCAGGGGAAGGTCGGGCTCTTCTACAAACCAGCTCCCGCGAACGTCAAAGAGGACAAGACCTTCACGACCGTAAAGCTCCTCTGCGACAAAGCCGTTGAGCTCGGTAAATCCCGTGGATTCGCCGTAAAGCTCACAGGCGGAGATGCCGGAACCAAAGCTCCAGAAGCTACGGTTTTCACAGTTTATCAGCTGGGAAAATCCAAGTTCGTGAAAGTCGGAGCAATCGCCGCTCTTGAGGCAATGCTCAAATCAAAGTAAGATTCAACAAAAGAGGGAGTCGCAAGACTCCCTCGATCTTTGGATCCAGGCGAGCGAAGGACCTGACTATGAAGACAAGAGCAAAGACCCGAAGAACAAAAGATCTGAAGACGAGATCTTCATCTTCGGCTTCAGAGCGATATTCTTGGCGAAATACCACATCTGCTTCTTCACGCGATACCAAGCGAAACACCGAAGAGCCATTCACTCCTCGGTGTCTGCTTCTTGGCGTGATACCAAGCCTACGCGACTCTTCCTCCTCGCTTTGAAAGAATCTTGTAAGTTCTTTCAAGATCCTTTGCACGATCTTCTGCTTGATCTTGAGTTGGAACTTGGACTATGGTCTTCCCGGTCAACTTGGAAAGAATATGCCATGGAAAGCCGCGAATTCCACGCTTTGGATCCCGAATAACTTTGTAATGTTCAGTTTCCATTTTACAACGCCCATTCCTGCTCTACTTTGAGAGCATACCGAAGCATATAGTTTCGCCAACTGATTTCACGTTCCAACGCCATTGTTGTGACCCATGCCTGATACCGCCACTTGTGATCTTCAAGTGTTGTGATTAGTGAGCGATTTACGGTAAGGAGCCATTGGAGCGTCGGAGTCTTGAAAGTCATAAAGTCCATTTGCTTGCATAGAATATCCGTACGAGCTTTCACGTTCTTTGTCTTACCCATTGTGAACCTCCTAAGCGGCTGAACCACCGCTTGCTAATTTAAGTATAGCATAACTGAAATGGTTGTGCCACTTCAATTTGCTTTCAGTTTTAGCGACTAATAGCCTTCAACTTGGCGACGGGTACGCACTTCAGTTATAGTTACAACCATACCATTTTGAAGCCCGTCTTCAAGCCACTTTGGAGGGCAACTGATAGTAACTTGACTACCAACAGCAATTTTGCCCTCAACCATGTTTTGTTGGATAAGGTGCGACCCATCTGGATAGCCACCAACTATTGAGGGGTGCTTGACGTGCAAATAACCTGTTAGACGCTTGTTTGACATTGAAAACTCCCTTAGCAAATTGAATGGTTTGCTATACTTAAATTATAGCATAGCTGAAACATTTGCGCCATTTCAGTTTGCAATCATTTTGGGCAGGGTTTTGAAGCCCTGCCCTGCTGACTACCATTATGTATGACTATAGTACCAAATAGCTAATGAAGGTAAACCCATGAAAAGGTATACCTTTACATACTGATCCGCACCCATTATGTGAATAATGGTACGCATTTCATGTAACCACATTTCAGCAACATGGGCTTCAGGTACTGGTTGTTGAAGGTGGTAACTGTCCCACCCACCACTTAATCTGATGCGCAACTTACGAACCCCACACTTGGGGTTACATGAAAGGCTATTTGACCAATAATCACTGGTTATGATTGGGTGGGCATGACCCCACCCACCACCCGGAAAATCAACGATTGGTGAGCCATATTGTTTGCTTTCAGCGTACAGCTTATCAAAAACTGCATTTGCGAAAGTACCTGTTACGACGGGGCGTTGCGGAACTTCGCGTGCCATTTGAACCTCCTGAACTACACAGTGAATGCTGTGTGCTAATTTAAGTATAGCATACCTGAAACCCTTTGCAGCTTTCATTTTATAAACTGACCCTGAAACTGATCCTGAAACTGAAGCGTGTTCCCAAGTGTTTGGCTACGCCAAAGAGATCTTCAGTTTCATCTTCAGCTTCAGTCGATCCCAGCGAAAATGAAACGTGGTATCTTCGTGCGATACCACGTCTCTTCTTCAGTGTCCGTTTCTTTATGCGATACCAAGCTTCTACTTCTTAAATCTGAAGGTAGCTCCCGTCACACGTGTCAAACCAAGTGCTTCTTCAGCGATGCGGTAGATAGGGACGTCGGATCTGAGTGTGCCTTCAACAACTCCGACTCTCCGTATCCTTCCATTGAAATTGCCACGAAGACCGCCAAGAGCAACAGGCTTCAGGTCCAGGTCTTCACACCTAGGATCGTCCATTATGAAGATGATGTCCTTGCTCCTGCAAATCCTGAAAACTTGAAACTTGCCAGTGATGGGAGTGTCGGCTCGGTTCATCTTCGTCTTCGCTTCTTCACACGATACCACGTTCTCTTTCAAACTCTTCTTTATTGCTTTGACCGCATGCTCGTGATTACTCTCTACCATGATAACCTCCTTGAAATAAAAGAGCTGCGGTAATGAACCGCAGCTCAAGTGGCGGGATGCAACTATCCTAGGCGTGCGATAATTCTCCCGAGCCGTTTGTGTCCAGCTTGCATGAAGTTCCTCTTCCACCAAGATGCAACTTCATTGACTACTTTCTTCTGATCAGGAGTCCATTTGGATGCCATTTCCAGAAGTTCTTCATCGGCTTTCTTAGCCGCGATATCAAATGAGCTGTTATCTTTCTCTTCCATTATGATCTCCTATGTAAGAAGCTCCGGCTATCGTGGAGAACCGGAGCTGGTATTCCTCCCACGACGAGGAAGTGTAAAGGGCGAGAGGGGACCTCGCCCTTGTGACACCTATTTCTTGACCACCGTTTTCAAAGCATTGGCGGTTTCGGCAACCTGTGTGACTTCAGCAGGCTTTGCTACTTTCGCTGGCTTTGGCTCACTGGCTTTCTTGAGCAGGATCTCAAACCCCTTGACCACAACTGCGGGGTTCATGTACTTGGCTTTGCCGACGTACGTTACCCGAAAGACGGGATCGATGGGTTCTTTGGTAGCGGCATCGCCACCGGAAGCGGTTACAACTGCTGAGATCTTGATTCCGGCATCCACAGCCTGTTGGCAGACTTTTGACATCCGCAACCAACCTTCTGGAACCTTGTCGGAGTGGTCCGCGAACTCCTGGATATGCCCTGTGTGAGCAAGGCAGGTTCCACCAATTTCGCCGCTAGTTGGAGCCAACGGCTTTCCACAAACTTTGCATTTCTGTTGAGCTGTCATTTTACTACCCTCCTTTAGGGTGTCTGGTTACCATATGTAACCTTAGATACATAGTACAACATTTGAAGCCCAATTACAATAGTTTGAAACAAATGAAGAGCTATCATTTTGCTTCATCGAGCCAAAATCTTCGTGCCTACATATAATACTAAATCTAGGCATAGAATTCAATAATACGAGCATAGATATTCTTCTCATGTTCAAACAATTCCTTAGTCCAGAATCCGAAGGCACAAGTCACGTATGCCACGCCTATCGGCATCAGGTGTACCAAGCTATCACGAAGCAACCTGACCTCAAGAACAGCTCCATCTTGCGGAGGGATATTGATGTAAGTCTTCGGGATCACAAAGAGCGAGTTCTTTTCTTTACACGATACCACAATGCTGTCCTCGGCGAGAAGCCCATTCTTGTGGACTCCTATGTTCTTGGCATGATACCACGTAGGTATGACCGTGAGAAAATTTACATCTTCGCACGATACCACATCTTCAGTCTTCCCTGCGACAACATAGCCTTCTTCATTCACATCGGCGATGTTGAGCACCTCATGATACGTGAAGAGTGTGATCCGATTGTCCTTCAGTAGAAAGTAATTCATGTCCCTCCAATCTCGTCAGCTTCTTCATACGACGCTCAATCTCATTAATAACCGCATCCCATCCACCCTTCCATACCACTTCTTTCAAGGCTACCACCAATTCCTCATTTGTGAGGTCTTTAATCATCATACCTCCACTGCTCAACTTGAGAAGTAAAGCAGATATCGTCTTCCTTACTACCAAGCCGAGTAAATAGCTGATCATCGCCATTATTGGGACACTTGATAAGCACAGCCTTGAATTCTTTTCGATGTGCGACACGTACCACAAAGCGTTCACCAATGGCTGACTGCGGAGGTATCTCGTCAACGCTATTCTTCCAGCCAGCGAGCTGATCTTCGAGCTCTATGAGAGCAGAACGGTAAAGAGCGTCAACAGTCCTCGGATTTCCGTCGACTATGCTCTCTTTTAGAGCTTCAACTGCATTCCTTGCTGAATCGTTGCTAATAGTTATCATGTTTTTACCCTTTCTGTACTTATATTGTACCATAAATGAAGAAAAAAGGCAATAAAATGAACAAAAATGACCAAAATAAGGGTCTAGTTGGGCATAAAGTAAAGTCACAGTTGCCTTGATTCATTTTGGCTATACGCAAGATGCTGAACGAAGAAATTGCGTGTAGCTTACACTTTTAGCTTTGGCATCACCTTCCAGTTGGTAGGTAAGTAAATTCACGTTCGTGGCGCATCTTGAATAGAACTTTTTGCTGTACTGTTTAAATATTACCATCAAGGTCCCTTATATGAGTGAATCGAGTGAGTTTTAGCTTTGTAAGGTATTCGACGATTTCTAGAACTTAAAATAAAAAACTTTGCAACAAAGAGTTCTATTCAAGATACGCCGTGAACATGAACTTACTTGGCAGGTAAGTGAGCTCACTATTAGTCCCAAATAAGCTCTATCAATGGTGATTTAAAATTAGTATGTGCCATACTGAGCTCACGTGACCCTCAAAGGGTCAACCTGATATGATCTAAAGGTACTCCATATCAAAAGAGGTATAAATCCTAGAAGAAATGCGCCTTTCCATACCGTAGTGACTTTTGTACCGTTTCTGTTTCGTTCAGTTCTCCATTGATATATAACTATCACCTCTCACCTCACA